TACCTTTGCATACTTAAACATCTTCTTGATCGTAGCTGGCTTCATTAGCGAAAGTCTGCCGAGTTTCTCTTGCTGTTGTTTAATACTGATAGCGACTCCAGCGACAACCTCTTTGCCAAGATCCTTTGTTACCAAGCTTTCCCTGGCGGTCTGTAGAAGAGTATTGGCAAGATCAACTCCCATCTCTTCACCAAGCTTGTTCATCTTATCTATCAGGCCACCTACATCTTTGCGCTCAATGAGATTGGCAAGTGCAATGATGGTGGCCGTGATGTCTTTGGACAGTCGGGCCTGGGTGCGCTTGCTGACACCAAAGTTCTCATTCAACTCTTTCATGCTAGCCTTGAACTTGGTTATCATCAACTTTGTTTGCTCATCGAGAAGCTTAGTAATACCTTTTAAGCTCCTCCCCGCTCGTGCCTTTAGGGTACTGAATTCCAATCCAGTATTGATAACTTCTTCAACAAAAGAGCCCATGGCTTCCTCAGAACCATTCCATCTGGTTTTGAGACTTTTCAACCACACACCAAGAAGAGCCGCAGCATTACTAGTGTCCTTGATCTTATTCGCCGTATTACTAAACTTCATCCCACTAATGCCCACTGCTTCGCTCATATACTTTATCGGATCAGTTATATAGGCAGAAAAATTCTCAGAGGCAGTCCCAAGATCAGAGATGCTGCTTATCACCATTTTAATGGCTTTTTCTACAAGGCCTGTGCCATAATCCCAAATGCCTATGAACCCGCGTACTACTTTACGAGCATGTTCAAAAGATCCTATGACCACATCCGAGAAAATATTCCCCCACACACGCATAGCTGGCATCATAGATTGAAAAGCATCCCGCACATCCAACATGGCCTTGTTCAGCTCAAACATAGCCTCTTTGATAATAGGCTCGATCGCATTGAAGATCTCCACCTTAAATGTCTGCCATTGCGCACCGAAGGCTTCGAGCTGACCACTAGCAGCATTGAGCCTTTCCATCATTACCTTACGTATGATGCCAGTAGAGTTCTTAATCGTATTAGTAAAGTCTTCAATATTGACTTTACCTTCTGCGATCTGCTGTACAAGGCGTCGAATGAAACCTCCGGTCCTGCGACCAAAGATCGTAGTGAACGACTCGGCATCCTGAAGAAGCGGGACAAGTCTCTTGAGTAGGACGCCCCAGTTATTCAGCAGGGGGTTGACCCCCTTTAGGGTAATGCCATACTGAAGTAGGGCAGCCCGCGCCTCTTTCGTGGGCTTACCCAGACGAGAGAGCATATTACGGATCGTGGTACCAACCGTGGATGCTCTGAGGCCCAGATCGAAGAACTTGGCCATGACCCCTACGGTCTCTTCAAGATCCTGGCCGAAACCCGCTGCGGCAGCTCCGCCAAATGCGAATGCCGTGGAGAACGTCTCGAAATTGAAACGGGTTCTCAGAATGGCAAAGGCCATTGTGTCGAGAACACGTCTGGAATTTTCAGCCTCTATGTTGAAGGCTCTTACCGCGCCAACAAGAATTGACGCGGTGCGACCCATGGATGCTCCGACCGCTCTGGAGAACATGGCCAATTCTGGGAAGACTGCCATTGCTTCCTTGGCGTCGAAACCAGCGCGGACAAGAACCTCTAGGCCTTTGGCTGCTTCCCTCGAACTGACACCTATCAGTGGAAGAGACGTGGCAAGGCCAACAAAATCACTTGCCAAACTATTCGTCGCGACCCCGATGAGAATCATCGAGTTTTGGAATGCGACCCCCTCTTTGACCACATCCTTCAGAAGACTCAAGAACTTGTTCAATAAGCTGCTCAGGATGCGGAATAGCGCTTGAAGGGCCAGGAATCCGGCGAAGATGAGACCGGCGGCGGCAGCGCCAGTAGCACCGAGAGAAGCAAAACCAACTCCGGCGACTCGGGTGAACCTCGACATGAACACACCGAGCCTGCCGAAAGCTGGGCTAAAGGCGCCTACCACGCGGGCGAGGTCGCGTTCTGCCATGCTTATTACGCGGAACTGAGCCTCGACGCCTATCCTTGCCATCTTTGTTCTTCTCCCGCTCTGCTTCCCACTTTATCCTGCGATCTTTCAAGTCGTCCATCTTATCGATAGTGGCCTGAATGTGGTGAAAAGCCTCGATCATAACCGCTGGCTGCGCGTACAGGGCCGGACCATATGGAAGTGCTCCAAACTTCCTGAACGCAACATATTGCTCGAAGAGCCACTCGCAGTAAGGATCGATATACGCCCGAGGGCACATATTGATCCTGGTAGAAGAAAGCAATGGATGGAAAATGAACTCGAAGTCTTTCCGTTCTGGATTGGCTTCACAATTCCTCTTTCCACCCATTCCCTCCTCTTCGCATATCCTACAGTCATACTTCTCTCGGCTAATCTTGTTCGAGTCGAGCAAGTACCAGTAGGTTATGCACTCAAGTTTTTTATATCACCCTCTTCCAGGTGAGATCGGATCTCGATCGCGTCCACGATGTCCTGGACTAGTTCAATCGGGCACTTGTCCCAGATCTCACCGGGGCCTTTTGCTGGCTTCTTGCCGAAAGTGATGTTCTTCGGGTTCCTGACGTTGTCGATGAACATCTTGTGTTTGACAACGGAGGAGTTTGTTTTGAAACCCTTCTTGCCGCCCTTACCCAAGAGCTTGATGTTCTCAGTGTACTTCTGCTCTTCACCGTATGTCAGCCCCCGTACCTCCACCGTCATCTGGATCTCGGGGGGCTGTGATCGGTTCTCCTCGTAGTCGATTACGTACGTGACCCATTCCTGTTTCTCAGCGAAGTCCATTGGTACTCCCTTCAGCCGTCGTAGCGCTACGACGGCAAGGTGATATCCATGGGATACCACTCCGTTTGGTCACCTACGCGAAGGTGACCTTGAACTCTCCCTCGTAGGGCGCCGTCTGGTCGAGAGCCATGCCCGTGAGAACGACCGTGGCCTCTTCCTGTTCCGGCACCGTGAACGGAACATTGTCGAACTCGAGACTCGGCATCTCGATGAGGCACAGATTTCCAGCACCTTCACCAAGCGTCACGAGAATGGCGTGGGTCTCGCCAAAGCGGTTGAACTCCTTCACGAGGTTGACATAGTCAGCCTCCAGGAAGCTCGTCACGCTCATTGTGACCTCGCGCCGACCGGAAACCGAGAAGCCGATGGACGACTCTTCACCGAAGATGTCGTTGCGAGCCTCCATGTTTCCGTTGTACTCGACGCTGCCTTCCGTTGTGCGAAGTGTGATGTCACTGTCAATGGCCATGCTTCCCGTGATGCTGTTGACGGGGGAACCCTGTGTGGTGGGGGCTGGGAAGAAGGGTATGATCTCTGTGCCCTCGGGGAAAGCGGCTTCCCATCCACCGGCCTCATCGGTCGTGATCTCTCCATTTGTTATGGGATCATCACCAGTGTAGGTGAAAGCGCCAGTGTCATCGGCGGTGAAGCCAATGTCGGAGCCGATGCTCGTCGCTACGTTGGGGCCGGTCGCCCAGTCCATGTCCAGGGAAGTCGTTCCATCCGAGGAGATGGTGAACCTCTGTGTGCCGTAGGGGGTGTCGTCGTAGGTCACGGTGTAGGTGTCTGCCCCAGCCGTGTCGAGTGCTGTCTTGATTGCTGTGGCGAGAACGTCCGGGTCGGTGTAGACCGCCGCAGCTACCGTAGCCACCAGAGGACCGGCGCCCTCATCGAAGTCGATGTCATCGTTCACGCCGAGCGCCACAGTCGTACTCGGGAACGTGGCCGGTGTCACCGCGCTGATGTGATAGCCAAGACCGCCATTGTCGTAGGTGGTCGCGCCATCCACGAAAGCAACCATGGAATTCACATCCACAACGTTCTCGGCCTGTGGGGTCTTGAGTGCCAGACCGGTCATGATCGCAAGCTCGCCAGTCTCACCCTCACCAGTGACGACCCACTCCTTGCCGAAACCGGACATCTCCACCACCGGCTCGTCGGTGCCACTCCACCTGAAAGTCGCCGTGTTGGGCACGCAGCCCGTGAGCGACTCGGCGTAGTTGTCACCGAGGCGGTGCAGAGTGAGGGAAATGTCCTGATCCCTGACAAGAGTGTACTCGACACCAGAGCCGGTCACAGTCTCAGCCCCGCAAAGGGCCTTGAGGATTGGGCCGATATCGGGAGCCGTACCAAAGATACCGGAGGGAACGATATAGGCTGTGAGGCTGAATTCCACGGCTTTCTTTCGAGTGATCCTCTCGGTCTGAGAACGCGTTCCGAGTTTGTCGTCACGCGTCACGCGCTCTTGAGACCTACCGAAGCTGATCTCACGAACACGCACCCCGTCTCCCGTCACAGGCCGTTTCCATACGCCGTATGTATCTTCGATGGAAGCGTATAGAAATTCATCAGCGCCCAATGCAATGTCGGGTATACCGGGCATTACTCACCTCTCTTCTCTAAACTCCAAAGTGCTCAAGTACCGTCAAATAAATCTCTGCTATCCCGTATGGCTTTACGGCTCTTGTTTCCTTTTCAATGCGGGTCATGAATGTGGCCTGCGCGAGACCGCCTCTGCTGTTGTCCTGATGGATGGCCATTACGGCGTCCAGGACTGACTCAGCGAGTTTCTTAGGCATGTCGCGCTTGTCCTTAACGTAGATCGTAACGACTATCTCGCCAGGACCACGATACCTGCGTCCGTGATACCCCTCTGTGTTCTGATTGCGCTCTGAGACGAAGAACGCGGGAAACTCCCTGACCTCCGTCCAGATCTCGAAGTCATCATCAACTCGGCCAGGAGTGTGGAGATACGTATAATCATTGCCTTCCCCATCCTGGATGACATCATCCTTAGAGATACCCTTTAGAGTAGTAACTAGATTTGTGATGATGTCGTAGTTGATCACGAGGACTTCACATCTTTCATTGCGTGTCTTACAAGCGCCCTCTCGAAAGAAGCTATCAGCTTGGTATCACCATCAATCCAAGCAACCGGCCTGTGGGGAATGCGCTTTCCAACGAAACCGCGAATTCCTTTTGCCGTTCTTGATCTGAACTCATTGGCGGTCGGAGGATGGATGTTTTTGATTACCATCTCAGCGGGTGAACCGATAGTGGACCTGTCAATGCTCTCGCTGTGATGTGGATGAGATCTATCTATCCACGAATTCAGGTAGTTATCGGAGAGAGACGACATAAGAATTCGGTTCGGTCTGCCACCCCATCTCCTACCCTGATTATCCTCCCAAGCGCTTCCTATTCTCGTAATACCAAACTCTAATCGCAGGATTGAAGTTGATAGCCCGCTCAGCCTGGGCCATTGCTTGGCGCCGCCGCCTGTTTTGAACCTTTGCTCTATAGCGCCGAAGTATTCTTTTTTCCATACATCAAAGAGGGACCCGACGTCAGCCATGTTCTTTCTGACCTGGTTCACCGCATCTTTATAAGCAGTGAGATTACTGAACGTCATGGATATGATGACGTTCCCGCTTGGCGATCCTCTTGTGATGGAAAGAGCCATCTACGCCGTCCGCTCCTCTTCGAGTTCATCCAGGAGTTCCTGGTCAACTCCCCAATCCTCTTCCGGCCCCATATCGACCGATGGATGGTAGTCTGCGCGTGTCGAATCGATCAGGGCCTCGTTGCCACCAGTATTCGCCGGATCGACGTCAGGCAGCTTAGCTTTGCCCTTCACGATGTCCATCAGAGCCTTCTGTGCGTCTCGTTTGAGATCGTCCTTGGTCTCTTGATCATTCCCGGCAACTCCGTCGAAATATCCTGTTCTGAGAAGGCAGTAGAGAGTCAGGTCTTCGGCGATGTTGGCGACCTGTGCCGGGGTTGTGTTGAAAGGGGTAGTATAGACAACTGCCAGGTAGGCATCAATGTACGCATCGGCCTTACCTGAGCAAACCTCGGCCAGCTGTTGTAGATTGCGCTTGTACAGGTCGCCATTTAGCAGCGCATCCACATTGTCGAGGTTGGCGTAATTTGCCATCTACTTACCCTCTCTTCTTGCGAGGCTTCCTCGCACGCTTCTTCGTTTTCTGGGGCTTCTCGATCTCTATCTCGAGTTCCTCGTCCCCTTCGACCTCTTCCGGCTCTTCCTCTTTCTCCGGTGCCTTGGACTGCAACACCGGCAAATCTTCCTCCATGATAGCTTCCAGTTTCGCGATCTCTTCCTCGATAGGAATCACGAAACGTTCCTTCAGGATCTCGTAATCCTCGTCGGATACCTCGATGTACTGGCCACCTTGAACGATCTGCCCAGCGTGACAGAAATTCTGCACGGCTTTGACTTTCTTACCCATTTTGTTTCCTTTCGGTTCTTTGTATTCCCCCGGCCGCGCTATTACGACCGGGGGAATATCAAGTTCCGCTTTACAGCGTGTCGCCCAGGACGTAAGCAGCGGTCGGAGCGACGATCTTCTCGACTTCCACGCGGGAAGCTTCGTAGATGTCACTCTTGACCCTGTCCTCACGCCACTGCGTGACCATGTGGGGCTGGGACTGGAACGTGTACACGAACGACATGACGTCGATCGCCGGGCTGGGGTCCTGGTAGAAGACCACAGCGTTGTCGTTCCAGATGTCAGCGACCACGGGGGTTGCGGTCGGGTTCGCCGTGTTCACGACGGCCTCGCCGATGTAGACCTTGAGTCCCCAGAGGACTGCCGGGAGGTCGATGAAGGTCAGCTTCACTTTGAGGTCCATGGCTGTGAGAGCTGCCTTGATCTTGCGGACGATCGCATCGCCCACGGCTGCGGAGATGAGCAGGGAGTTCGGCTGCTTACCGATCGCCTTGCGCACTTGCTCCTTGGCGGCCTGAATGTCGGCCTCGGGATCGCCACTGGCGGCGTTCCACTTGACCGTCACGTTGGCGCCGGGGGGCTGACCCGCGCCGCCGAAGGTCTGGTACATGGCCTGGAGACGCATCTCCTTGTCCAGGTCCAGCCCATCGACGATGCGCTTGACTCCGCGTTGCTCCAGGCGCAACGGGGCGTCCTGGTTCTTGCGGATTCGGTCGGGCAGAGGATAGTGGAGGGAATACTCCTCGCACAGATAGGTATCCGTGTCACGGGTCAGCTTGACCGCGTTCGACGGGGCGCCGATCGCGCGAAGGGTATCCGGCCTCACGATACTCTGGCGGTCACTGTCGAAGATGTAGTAGATGTCCGCTTCCTTGGTAACGTTGATGGCCGGAGCGATCTGGTAAACCAGATATTCCGGGTGGTCGTACTGGAGAGCGAATTTCGTCAGGGGTACATTGAGATGTACCTCGGATGTTCCGAGTGGCATTTATTGTCACCTCCTTGAAAGGTGCCGTTCTAGACGTTGTAGCGTTCATGGATTTGCAGGCGTACGATGAACTCGTCACCGTCCGCTGCGGCTACTGTCTCGGCGTATCCCACCACCATGGATGTCGTGGTGGTAGTCTTCGGGTCCTTGCCGAGCTGTCCGGCAATGTCAGCGATGATCACCGCGTCGCCAATGGCGATTGGCGTCACACCGGCTGCCGTGTTGGCGAGAGCCCAGTAGTACCCGGATCGAACGACTGCGCCGGTTTCTCCTTCGAGAACTGCGCGAGTCAGGATGCCGAGAGGAAGCACGTTTGCTCCTGTGGGGAGCTTCATCAGGCCCTTGGCACTCGTGTCCTGCATAACGCATACCAGGGCGGCGATGGCCGACCCGCTCGCCTTGTAGGACGCGGTGTTTTCCGGGCGTGCTCCGGGGGTGTTAGACATGTTTCACCTCCTGTAGTCTTGAATTACAGGTTAGAGGGCATATGGTTTCAGCGAGAGCGTTGCGCTCGCTACTTTTTCTCTTCCTCCTGAGCGTAGACGACGCTCATGGCCTGCTCGAAGGTCCAGCCTTCGTTCTCGGCCATGATCTTGCGAGCCCTGGGCTCGAGATCGGCGCCGTAGACTTTGAGATCCAGCTCGTCGATGACTCTCGCGAAAGCTGCGGAGTGCTCGCCGAAGTTGGGCATCTTGGGAGTGTCGGAATCGGTCGCCTCGTCTTCGGCGCCCTTGGGCTCCGGGACGTTGGGCTTCTTCTTCTCGGCGTCCTCGATCTGCTTGTCCAGATCGACCTGGGGCTTGTAGGACTGCGCGATCTCCTTGAACATCTCCGTCTGGCTCAGCTTCTTCTCGGAGCCGTCTTCCTGAGAAAAGGTCAGGGTCTTGGACTCGTCGAGGGTGAGCATGAACTGCACGAAGATCGACTCGTCCTTGGGCAGGAGCTTCCCTTCGGCCTTCAGCTTGTCGGCGAAGTTCTGGGCGTCGTTCGTTCGGAGACGGGCAGCGAGGGCAGTAGCCACCTTGGCGTTCTCATCCGCCTTCTTCTGCATCGCCTCGAACTTCTTCGCCTGCTCTGCCTTTTCCTTCTTCAGAGTGGCGATCTCATCCTGGAACTTCTTGGTGCTCTCTTCCACGTCTTCTTCACCTCCATCGTCAAAAATGACTCGAATGAATTCCTCTTTGTTGCACGAAAACGGCAACGCAACGGGGCCTAGAT